TCTGGTATTTCAGCACCGGCAGCTTCTAATGACTTATTAAAGGCAGCATCATAACCCAATTCTCTTTGGATTCTTAAAAATTCTTGTTCTTCTACCTTTAAAATCTTTTCATAGATATATCTCTTGCTGAAGCCTTGTTCTTTTGCGCTATTTGCTACAGATAGTTGTTTATCTAGGTGCTCTAATTCTTGTAATTCAGCTAGTTTTGATGGATTGTGTAATCTTAATTGGAATTTTAAAATATCTTCATTGCGGAATCCTAATGTATAAAGATGGATCATACCAATCTTTTCTAATTCACCTATGATAATCTTTTGTAATCTTTGAATTGTACGTGCAAAACGGATATCTTTTTGAGCCAACATTGTTTTATCTTCTGCTGCTCCTTCTCCGCGAGCTAGATAAGCTTGTGGGATCTTTAAGGCAGAGAACAATTTGTCTCTTAGATATTTAACGTCGTCAATATCGCCGACGAAATTACCGCCAGCCAGAGTATCAATTGTTGTACCGCTTGCTGTTCCGCGTACTGGAATGAAGTAATCTTCATCAATACTCATTGGGTTGTAGCGCAAATCAACACGACCAGTGCTTGGATCAACAATCTGGTTGCGCTTCATTTGAGTAATAACTTTTTGCATATATTGTTCGACATCTTGTGGAGGAATGTTGCCAACGTCAATTTTAAACACACGACGATCTGGAGCGCGAACAATACGGTACGCCATCATAGCGTCTTCTAACAGTTGTAACTGGCGCCAAATACGTCTAGCGGGTTCTAGAATAGAAGTTCCATATGGGCTATACTTATCTTGTCCTAGAATACGAAAATGAGCAATTTGCCAGTTTTCAAAAGTCAATTGAGCGCTGTTCCATTGAAATTGAACATAGTTTGGGTTTGTTTCGTCTTCGCCTTCCAGTCTTTCAACTTCTGGTGAAGGCAAACCTAGTACAGTTTTTACGCCAGACTCTTCATCTATATCTAAATATAAGAAAAAATCACCAAATTTAACCATTGTACGGCACCAACCATACAAATTCTGTTCAATATTTAATGTTTTATAGTAAAGAGTGTGTAAAACTTGTTTAATTTCTTCATTTTTACAATCAATTGATAATATTGGTCTAAATTGATTAAATGTTGTCATTTCATCAGCATAAATATCCATTGCTGATGCTATTTCTGGCATAAACTCCATCTGATCAAAGTCGCTATAGCGTTCAGCGCGGCTTTGATTAGCCATGATATTAGTTTGAATAGCTTCAAATGGATTATAACTTTTCTTTTTAAAGCTTTGACCACTTGCCGACGTAAATTTAAAACGATCTAAATCACGGCGTTTATATCTAATTTGAGCTTCTTGACGATAATTTACTAGAGGACCAGAGAATAATCGAGTCAACGCCGAATAAAGAGGTGATTCTTTATTTTTTGGGTTTCTTTTAGATAGATCTTCTCTCGTTTTTGAAATACTGTTTCTATTATAAGGAGCCATTTATTTTAACCTTTTAACAACCATGCAAATTCTTTATATACATTTTGTTGTTGTTGAATTTTTTGTTGCTGCTCAAATCCTTGCATACCTGAAATTGTTGTATTTAAATAATTTCTAGATTTTGAAATAGAGTTAAGGAAAACCTTAGAATACTCTAAATTTCTCTCGTTGTTAATAACTGCGGTGTCACGAACCCAACATGCAATAGCTAGTGACATTATTAAGTCATCATTATAACCTTTTTGAGCTTCTGGACGACCATTTACCCAGACAAATGTGTCTAATTCACTTATTGTTCTTTGTGAGTTAATTTTAAGGATCTTATTTCTTATAAATTCATCTAATTTTGCAACAATTAATGGTCTTGTTTTCATTGTTGTTGTAAAACCGGGAACGCTGTTGCTTGTATATTGAGCAGAAGATGAGTCCATAAATTCATGTGAAGCTTTTGCGCTATAATAAACGTTTGGATAGCGCATATCTACTAACTTTGTAATAACAGAATAGCCTATGTTGTTGTTTTCTACAACAACCATACAATTACCATACTCTAATGCTGTATCATAAATTAGTTTAGCAAAATTATCTGGGTCTATCTTTCCCTGATACTCTGCAACTTGCTCCATGTTCTTCACATCAATAACATGGAATACTGAGAAATCCTTACCATCGCCGCGAGCAACGTCGGCAGCTAATAAGTAACTGCCTCCTGCTTCAAAAGTTTTCCATATGTGTAGGTTTCTGTCTATATAAGATTTATATTTTGCTTCTACAATATTTTCTTTTATACGTATTATATCTTCTGGATTGATGACAGTTTCGCCAGATGCGTTGAAATTACACTCAAACTCCTGTGCAATCTCTCTTCTAGACATATTTTTAGTAATATTATCAAACCATTTTTGATTATATTCCGGATGTACGCTCCAAGATAATCTTGTTGGTTTAAAGTTATTTGTACCGGATTCCGCATCAACATATGTTTTGTGGAACCAATTACCAACGCCGTTTGGTGTTGATAATGCAATACAGCGACCACCTGTTGAAATGGTTGGTAGCAAACCGGTCCAAAGATCATCCATATCATCAACGAATGCAGCTTCGTCAATAATAAGAAGGCTCAAAGCCTGACCACGACCAGCATCTTTTGATGTTGGAGTGCCTTGGATCTTTGAGCCGTTGCTTAATTCAAATTTTGTACGATTATTTGTTATAACAGAGGCTAATTTTAAAAAGTCTGGGACGCTTTGGATCATATCCCTAACTTTATCTACAATTTCAATGGCAGTATTTTGTTTGGTAGCCATAACAAGGATGTTCTTTTCTTTATGGAAAAGCATCATCCAAGCGACATACCCAGAAACAATTGTTGAAATACCTAACTGGCGACCTTTTAAAATTACGTTGTATCTATGATCGTGAAAATCTTTTAAGAGTTCTTTTTGAAATTTAAAAGTTCTAAATGGAATTATGCCGCGCTCTTGGTGAGTAATTTTTGCATAGTTATCTAAAAAGTATGACGGATCTCTGCCGCACTTAAGTATTTCGTTGCGAATGTCTTCCTTAGATAACTTATATGACATTTCATTACCTTATTTTGCCTTTACGTTCATCAGCCAACGTTTTGCAACGTCATTCATGTGCTCTCTGTTGCTAGCATAGACATCTGCACTTTGCACCTTAAAAGTTCCATCTGCTGATACCGTATGATATTCTTTTGAGTCTTCTTTATCTAATTTTACATTTCCAATTTTATAAACTTGTACTGCGTTAACATAACAGGTTCTGCGGTTTGCAGTTTGAACCATGATTTGAATATCCCCTTGTTCTAAGAGGCTTAGAGCTGATTTTGTTACTAGTTTATATTCTTCTTTTAAATGCTTAACTAATTGTTTAACAGTATCTCTAATGTCAGTTTCAAAGTTTTTATCGTGTACTTTTGCTAGTGGCATTTCTGAGTGATATTTTAAAATTAAGCTTTCGCCTTGGAATTGAACTCCAAAACCATCCATGACCCTTGGATCATAGATTGAACAGCCTTGGGTTAAATCCTCTGTTTCTCTTTTTAGACCAAAATCTGCACCGCCATGATGTTTGGCATGAAGTGCTTGTGAGATTCCAGTGATTACTTCTAAAATATTAGCCATTTTATTTATCCTCTAACTTGCATAAGTAACATTTATAACATGCTTTAAATTTATTTAAATATAAATCGTCACGTTTATCAAAAGAATATTTTTTGCAAAAAGAACATTCTTTATCTATATTTTTATTAATTAGTTTCTTAGGCAATAAAACACCGTCAACCTCCACTTTTTCACGACTTACCTCATTTAAGTGTTTTTTTAAGGCTAACTCTTTTTGTTGCTCTAAGAATTCTTTCTCTTTAAATTCATCCCAAAAGTATTTTGGGTTCTGAGTAGCTAAATCACCATATTTTTCTTTAACTGCTTTTTCTAGAGCCTGAATAAAATTCATATCTTTCATTTAGCAACCTGTACTGCTGCATAAAACATTGCTATTGAAGCAGCAAATCCTAATACAAATCCACCAATTAGCTTTAGATCACTCCATTTTTGTTCTGATGCCAACTGATCTATTCTATCTTGTCTTAATTTTAACATACTTTCATACATATCTTTATTTATCTTAAGTTCTAAGTCTTTTTTCTTTATATCTGTATCCCAATCTAATTTAAGTTTTTTTGTATCTGTATCAAATTGTAGCTTTAGTGTTTCTATTTCGTGTTTTTTGTTTACAATAAGATTAACCATTGCATCTTTATGCAATAAATATCCATCAAAGGCAGCAGCATCGCCTTCGGCAACTTCAATATAATCTCCTTGACCATCGCCGTCTTCGTCAACCTCTTCGGCGCGGGCAATAGCAGTCTGTGTCACTAGCAGCACTAGTAACATAAGACTTGCAATTACAGATTTTATTTGTTTCATTTCTTTGGGCGTCCTTTCTTTTTGCCTTCCTTTAGACCCAATGACTCAGCAGCTGCTTTTTTAAGGTCTGCCGAGCTTCCTTTCTTCAATTTATTAGCATCTTCTTCTTTTTTCTTGTCTAAATCTGCTTGTTTTGCTTTTGCTTCAGCTTCAATCTTATCTTGTTCAACCTTTTTTTCTTGTTCTATCTTTTTCTTGCCATCCTCTAGTTTTTGTTCTGCTTCTTTTTTAATTTCAGCTTCTTTTTCTTTATCTTGTTTAGCCCATTCATCTTGAACGTGTTTACGCCAAGCGGCAGCGCCTACTATTAAACCGGCTAGCACAATACCAATAATAATTTTTAGTTTCACGACAGTTTCTCCTAAGAGTTTTTTAATTTGTTCCATGATTATTTACCTGCCCCTTTCCATTTTGTGGCTAAATCGGCTACACCTTGTACGCCAATATATCCTAATGAAATTCCCATCCATTCATCAGGTGTTATCTTACCAAATCCCAAAAAAACTGTTGCAACAATCCACACCATTAGCTTTCTAGACAATACTTTTTCTGAAACAGCGTCTAGAATACCAATTTTTTCTTTATCTGCTACTTTTTCTACTTCTTTTAGTTCTTTTTTTACTTCCTTTTTCATATCTTCTATTATTCCCATGTTTTTATCCTTAATTTATTTCTTCTCCATTTTTTAACCCATCATATGGCTCAAAAATTAATTGTTTTTTTGA